GCTTTTAAATGATAAATTCTAGATTCATAATCTGGAATTTTCATTTCAATGTCCATTAAAATTGTTCTTTCATTTCCAATTATAGGTTTTTCTACAATTCCAGTTGGATTAAGAAGTTTTTGAATATCTTTATTTTCTCCTAATGTTTTTAAACAATTAGTTAATAATTCAAAATTCTTTTCATCAGTATAAATACGTGTTTTACTACGTTCTATATGAGGATTATTTTGTTCAAACAAAAACCTATCTCTCCAATATGGTTCAGCTTTATCTCTAAATTCTTTAAGTCTATTTGGAGTAAGTTTATCTTTATAATATCCAATTTTATAAGACATACTTTTAATCTCATCATCAGTTGGAGTAGTTCCATCTGGTTTATAGAGAGCTTCTGCCATTAATCCTGCCTTTGCAGTAGGTTTAAATACTCCTTCAATTACTTCAAAGGATTCAGGCTGTAATACTTGCTGGTGAATAAGACTTCCAGTTTCAAAACTCGGATTATATGGAGACGGTTTATTCTCGAAAAATGATTTTACACCTTCTTTAATAAGTTTGCCCAGACGAGAATTACTTATATACTCTTTAGAATATTGCTTAAAATAAGTATCATCATCAATATCCTCTAGTTTAAGAGTATCTAATAAAGGAGTTATTTTTATTTGGTGTAATATTTCTTTATCAATATTCATTGAAATATTTATCAAATTCATTAAAAATACCAGATTCTTTTGCTAACCAATAAGCATCTGTTATTTCACTTTCATCTAAGGAATATATCTTTAATATTGGACCATAATCTTTATTATTATCTCCATCTATTAATAAACATGGAATTCCAGCCATATTTAAGGCTTTCCATTGATGTGGACTATCTTCTATAAATACGTCAACTCTTCCCTTAATATATTTAGATTTTGGAATATGATATCCTGGCACTTGATATAAAGGACTATTAGGTAAGTCATTAATTTCTATTGCTTTCTTTGTCCAAGACTTCTTACTCACCCTCGAACTGCAATAAAGTTTTGGAATAAAATTAGGCCTTCTCATTACTGGAAGGTTTACCCAAAAATCTCTTTCTTTAATAAGAATATGGGTAACATTTCTAGTAATAGCCCAATCATACTTAGGAAAATGTTTAAATCTCCTTAAATAACCTTCCGAAAAATTAAATATAGTATCATCCAAATCTAAACCTATTTTAAGAGAATCTCTTAATCTTATCATAATTCTTCTATATTTTCTAATTCAGACAATACCAAACTATGTACATCATTAAGATATTCTCTTAACTGTTCCCAGGTTTCTACAGTACTAAGAATATAATCATCATCTAATTGAGTTCCATATAAAGTAATAACTTTTTCTACACCGTCATTATAAGATTGTGCAGAAACTGATTTAAAATATGGCCAATAATCTGGCAAACATTCGGTCCAAATGTATTTTTCCATTTTATTTATTTAATTTTAATGTTAAATATTCATATAACATATTTATGGGCGCCATAAAAATAGTTCCAGGACTCTGTCCTCCTTCTTTATCCTGTTTTTTCCATACAACTACAAAGTCTTTATCTTTCAAAGGACATTCCTCTAATATTTTAAAATAAGAAGGAGTAGTTTGAGTAGCTTTACATTGTAAATATACTGGAAGATTTCCATCTAAATCATCTACATCTACTTTAGAGTTATCTAACATCTTACTATTTGAACGACTACTTACAGTATTATAGCCTATTTCATTAAGTTTATGAATAACATCTAGCTCAAGTTGAGAACCTTTTTGCTTAGATCTCTTAGCAGTGTAGTGTTTTTTAGTTTTTGGATCTAACCATTCAACTTTTACTCCATCTTTAGGAACACTATTTTTATTAGCTCTAATCTTTAATGTTTGTAATGACATTCCAGTCATTTCAGAGGCTTTTTCAATACTATCATAGACATAAGTATTACCTCCTTTATCAGTTATTTTAACTCCTGTATTTAAATTTTTCTATTTCATAATTATTTAATTATATTAACTATCAAATTTCACGTTCGATATATTTTCATCTTTCAAGTTATTTATAATTTGTTTAAGAATTTTCTTAAACTTTTTATTCATTTTACGAACTCTCATTTAAATTTATAATTAGACATAAACTGATTCACCAATTCTTTCATTTTATCAATTCCTACTTGTTTGATTGTGTCAGTAAAATCTTTTGATAAAGATTTTGGCAAGAAATAGTAGTTGAGTTCAGGATGTTCTCTTCTAATCTTTGCCATATTAAATTTTCCTGGTCTGTCAGAATCATAAAATATTAAAATATGTTTAAAACGTTGTTTAAACTCTTCTAATTGTTTGTCATTTATAAAAAGAGTTTCGGAATTGGGTGCGACTGCAGGAATATTAAATTCATACATAGCCATTATATCTTTCATAGATTTTGATATAATTAATAGCTCTCCAGTTTTTGGAAGCTGTTTATATCCCTGAAGTAATTTTTTACTTGTATTATTTAAAAATCTAAATTCATTTCTAGTTGGAAAATAAATTTTCCATTTTTCATTGTGGTTTTTATCTTTACCAAAATAGTATCCATATATAGGACATTGTACAGAAGATGTAAATTTTAATTCTCCATTTAGAAATACATGTTGTAATGAAAATACATGATACTTTTTAAGAGTTTTTTTAGAAATTCCAAAAGATTTCCACCAATTTAATTCTTCTTCTGTAAAATCTTTAATTTGAACTTGTATTTTTGCGGATTCAGTTTCTTTTAAAGACTCTACAATTTTAGGAGAACTAGTTTTAGCAAAATCTCCTACAACTAAATTAAAATCTTGTGCTATTATTTTTAGTGCATCAAAATAATTTACATTATAAAGACGCATTACAAGGTTCCAACAATCAAGATGTTCATTAGTTGCAAAATCATGCATATAAAGAATTCCTGATTTAGATTTATATATCGAACAAGTAACATGATTATCAACACGTAAAGGACTGAGGAATAGTTTTTTACTATTCACATCAGTCCCAGTATAATATTGCATTATAGACTCTTGATTTACTTTAGAAAGTATAAAGTCCTTTGTTATTTTTGGTTGTAAAGATATAAATTCCATAAATCAAGAAGTCTATTATTTATTAAAGTTCTATATCGTTAAGATCTAAATCATCTCCATCATTACTATCAGGATTATCTACATTATCCATATTTGTAGGCTTAGCACTTTGGAAACTCTTTTGTTGTTGAAGTTCATAATTAGTAAAGAACAAATTATCTCCAATAAAGTTTACAGGAAATACTTCATTACTCTTATTCAAACCACAAGCGTTAGGGAGAGAAGCATAAACAGTTCCATTGTTATTTCTTCCTACAAGCTTAAGATTAGTTTCTACCTTATCTTTACCATTAAGAGCCTTAATTACTAAATCAATAAATTGATCAATAGTCTTAATTTTAGAAGCATTAGCTTTAATCTTCTCTTCTCCAGTAGGATTAAGAGCGTGAACAATTTGCATCAATGTAAATTGAAAATTCTCAAAACGAGAAGGACGTTGATAGTCGTGTCCATTTGCATTTTGGAAAGTGGGGCGTTCCATATCTTGAGGAGAATTAGGAATAAATAAATTAGTAGTGAATACTCCCTTATCTTCTCCACATCCTGTAAACTCCAAAGTTACAATAGGATATACAGCATTAGGATCTTTAGAACCTTTGAGTTCTGTTTTTTCAATTTTAGTAAGATTTACTTTATAAATATTATAAGGTCTAAGATATGCGCCTGAATTTGATGAAAAGTTACTAGAAGCTAAAGAATTAAAATTAAAATCCATATTATTTATACATATTAAACATAAGTTTGAACATTAAGTTCACAAACATCTACTAAGTTTAGTTTATCTATTAAAGTTCGAGATCAAAATCTCCAACATCTATTCCTTCGGAATCATCAATCAAATCATCATCAGTTGGATCTGAAATTTCCTCCGGAATATCAATTATATCATCTTCTTTTTCAATGTTTCCCTTCAATTTAAAGTATCCTTCTTTTCCTTCATATGGAGTTACTTCAAATACATCACCATATTCTGCTAGATTATCGTGACGAGAACCCCTACAAGAAACTGTATATGTTTTAGTAAGCCTATTTCCACTCTTTTCATCCTCACAAAGAACTGGAGTTGTTATTCTGCCCTTCTTTTCATACTTTATTTCAAGCTTTTGATCAGGCTCGAATCCAGTAAGTTCTACACAAGCATGATTCATTTGCCATTTACCCTCAAGAAGAGTGATTTTAGCAACTGGATCATCATCCTTAGGTTTCTTTGTTCTTGGTGTTGAGGCTTTCTTTGTTACTTCTTTAAAATCTCCAAGAGTAGCTTCTCTTGTAATTAATTCTCCTGTTGTTTCATCCAGGATTTCTACAATAAGTTTAGCTGAATTAATTTTCATTATTCTTCATTATATTGTTTAACTATATCTATGACCTTCTTCAGATCATTATCTATTTTTAGTTCATCAAACATTCCCATAGGAGATTTTGCTATACATTTACCATCATTATTAGTGATAAATTGATATTTAGGAACATCTTCATCGAAATTTACTTCAGTGAATAACATACAAGTGAATAATCCTTCAGTAGTAACTTTTTCTTTTAAGAGTTTTCCTAAAGTTTTAAGAACATATTTTGGATCAATTTCTGTTCCAACATTCTCACTATGAGTAAGAAATACTACAGTTAAATCATCTCTTAATTCAAAAGTAGTTCTAAAAATATTAAGCATATGTTGAGCCATTTCATTAAACTTATCATAAGATTTTTCACTGGCTCTATCTACAAATTCAAATGCCATAGTATATTGTAAATCATCTACTATAAGAGTTTTTATATGAGGCATTTTAGAACTTACTAATTTCATTATCTTAATTATATTATCAGACTTATCGTTTACATAGTAATTTCCATGTAACTCTTTTGTTTCCTTATCGATAACAAATTTAGTATAATTTTTCTTCCAACCTCTAAAAGGCAGTGGTTTAGCTATTGTTGCAATAATAAAAGTTTCTTTAGGATCTAAATTTCTTATAGAAGTACTTTTTCCAGATCCAGATTCACCGCATATACATATGCTAGTTGCAGCCATTATAAAATTAATTTAAATTCACTTTCAGTTGAATTATCTTCTTCAATCTTTTTTTCATCTTCCTTTTTTAATAAATAATCTGGAGTCGTATATTTATTATAATCATAAATCTCATTAGGCATTGGTAATTCAGCCCACCAATTAGGTCTTCCAAAAAAGTTTACTCCAATTTCAATATCCGCTTCTCCGTATCTAGACTTTAAAACGGATATTATTCTAAAACAATTTCCTAGTTTCTTAACATCATATCCTCTATAAGTATTTAACTTATCTCTATTAGGATTATAAATTGACAATACAATTTCAGAATCCTGTACTGGACCTCCACTATCTTTGGTATCATTAATAGTAAAGTTATTAACTCCTTGTTTTCTACGTTCTATATTTCCCTGCTCTCTATTTGCTTGTTGAACAACTACAGGAGAGATTCCACACATATTTCTAAGAGTTAATAAATAAGCTGAAGTATCATCAATTTCTTGTTTTAAAGAATTACCTGGTTGAGGACGGACTAAACTAATATGGTCTATTACTACCACATAAATTAAATCTGGATTGTTAGGATAATAAATCTTTCTTTTATCAGTTTCTTCAAATCTACCTAGTTTTTGTAAATCATCCATTAATAATTTATAAAGAACTTTTGCATTTAAAGATTTATCATATATAACAATTTTAGATTCAATTTTTTTTAACCATCCTTCACATTGTTTTACTATTTTATAATTTTTATCACTTAAACGATAGCCCTTTTTTCTTGAAAGAAGTTCTTTAATGGATAACTCTATACCATAAGTTTTGAAAATATACATAGATAAGAGTTTTCCAAATATAATAGAACTATTCATTTCAAGACTACAATAAAATACTTTAAAATTATTATCTTCTAAGTGTTCCATTAGTGGAGAAAAAACATATGAAAAAAGCACTAGATTGGTCTTTCCAGCGCCAGAATTACTAAAGACAGTAGTATAAGTCTGTTTAGTTACTCCATCTATAATAGATTCTAGTTTGGGGAGGCCCATAGAGTAACCTTCGTTCTTACCTTCTCTTCCTAACTCAATTTCTTTTAAAAGAGATTCAGTTATTGTCATTTAACCATCTTTTATGTATAAGTAATAAAGCCTGTTTATCTTCTCTAAATATATCTATCTCTGGATATATTTCATCTAGGGTATGATTTTTATCACCTAAAATTGAAATTAACGAAGGTTTAGAATATCCATATCCTTCTTCAAAAACATAAACATTTAAATCTCCATATTCAGATTTAAAATCTTTAAGCTTTTCTATTAGTTCAGTTATAGTCATATTCTAATATTATTTTACCTATAGGATAATTCAACGTAACTGTTTCCTTTAAAGAACAATATTGACCTAATTCATAAAATCTTTCTTCAAATTCTTTATGTATTTTGTTTAATAGTTCAAGATTTTTCATATCTCTTCATTATCATCTGGTTCTACCAATTCGTATTCATATCCATTTGCATCACACCAATCTTCTGCTGATTCATTAGTATCAAAATACATAATAATGTCTCCTTGACCAACTCTTTCAAGTAAATCTTCAGTTAATAAATTATCATAATAACCAGATTCTGACTTTTTATCTTCATATCCAGTTACATCATAACCATAGGCATGATCGCTTAATGTTAAATATACTCTAATCATATCATTTTAATTGCTTCTAAATTAATATTACTCCCCTCTCCAAGTCTCATAGAATGAAGATATTCATATCCTCTATCTATAATAAATCTATCAAGAGTAGTAAATCCATTATATTGGGTTTCAATTCCCCATTTGATGTCATCTATTATCTGTTGATGTATTTCAGGATTATTTTTAATACTTTTAGCATATTTTTGAAAAGCTTGTTCAAGAGAGTCAAAATGTTTTGATACTGTTCTTAAATTAAAAACTGTTCCTTGAACTATACAACTTTGAGGATATGTATAGAATAACTCTTCTCCCATTTCAAAAGAAGCTCTAAAGAATTGTTTTTGAAAATTCTGATTAAAAGGAATTTCTTCAACTATTAATTGAGTTCCTTCCTTCGGCATCTTCCAACTCTTTAATATTATCCCTTTTTCTTGAAGAACTACGAGAACGTCTCTCAATTTTATTGTTCGAGCAAATCTTTGCAGCCATTCATATTCTCCTTCTTCTTTAGCCAAAAGAATTACTTTTGTTGCAAATAATTCAGTTGGAGTTAAATTATATTTTTCTAATATTGCTAACTCATTTTCAATATTAAATTTAAAATGTTCCACAGCTTATATTTAATCATTATTAAGCTGCTAAAGTGTTAATCAGATTTCTCTGTTTTATTCAATGCATATTTATTAAATTTATTACCATCTAAATACAAATTCTCCTATTTTTTGTTTATAGAGTTCTGGTTGTTCTCCTCTTAATACTTGTTCAAGACCATGTTCATCAATAGTAATTAAATCATTATCTCTTTTATGGTTATTTTTTACCCACTTCTCTTCTACAGTATTTTTAATTACTATATAGAATATTTCAGCATTTTTATTTTCTGAAGCTCTGACCGCTCTTCCACGACGCTGTATTGCTTTTATTTCAGAACTATCTGTTCCAAGTATTATAGCTATAGATACTTCTGGATCATCAAATCCTGCGTCTAATTTAGCACAAGAATTTAGTTGAGTTATACGTCCAGAATGAAAATCTTCGATCATAGTAGCACTTCTTTTCTTAGAAAGTCTTCCAGTATAAACATTTTCTCCATCTTGAAGGGCTTCTGCCATTTTAACATTATTAGAAAATGTTATAATCTTTTGACCTTTTCTAGCTTCCATAATCTTTTTAGCTATTTCAATCTTTTTTGGGTGATTATTAATAAAAGCCTTACGTTTTGTCATTGTTCTCATAAATCCTGCTGAATGATAATTTATGGATTGAAGAATTTCCTTCTTTTTGGATTCGTCATTTCCTTTATATAATTCATCTCTATAAGATATCTTCTTTTTCCAGCCGTCCTTTCCTGACATAGACATTGCAAGATTAAAATCATATTGAAAAAATTCGAAATGCTGAATCCATTCTTTATTTAAAGTTTTATACTCTTCAATATCATCAACATCTATTAAAACTTGATACTCTTTATAGTCTGAAATCCATCCGTTAGTTAAACATTCTAACTTAGTAATTTCTTCTATCACTGGACAATATTGTGCAGCAATCTTTTCTTTTCCGTCAAGTCTTTCAAAAGTTGCGGTAAGTCCTAATATAAGCTTATATTTAACACAGTTAAATACTTCTTTGAATAAATTAGAATTAAACCGATGTATTTCGTCTAATATTAAAAAGTCACATTTATAATTATGTTTAACAACACTATTAATTACCTCTATTTCCACATTAAAGGAGAATCCCCATTCATCAATTTGTTCTTGCCATTGATTTTTTAAAGTAGTAGTAGGAACAACAACAAGAATTCTTAAATGTGGATATTTTTTAAGTAGAGCTTTGATAGTCATTAAAGCTATACGGGTCTTCCCCGCCCCAGTAGGGGCTATAACAGTTCCTTTACCTTTAACCTTTACCCATTTCTTTACAGCTTCTTGTTGTCGTTCCGTTCTTGTCATTACTCTACATCATTTAAATTTATTCCTTTACTTTTAGCCACAAGCTCAATTTGTTTTTGAAGTCGCTTCCAACTAAAAATATGTCCATCAATTTCTCTAGACAATCTAAGAAGAACTTTATTACGTAAAGTAACTAATTGTTCAGTAGTCATATCAGAATACTTTTGTTTCTTAGGCAAAGTAAGCATAGCTCTCATTTCATGATAAGTTAATCCCTTTTCACTTAATCTAAGAACTAGTTTAGATGGAAGATGGAGTCTTTCTTTAACAACTTTTAGTCTTTCAGTATTACTATTACTTATGTTATTAAGTTCCTTTTCTTCATACTTACTAAACCAAAGTCCCATTTTAGTGATAAACGTCATGGTAAGTCTCTGTTTATTAAAGACGCCTAAATTGTCCGTACAGCCATCTAGAACATCAAGGATACTAATATCCTTAAATTCGTCTGGAAGATTATCACTTATATAGGAAATAGGTACCTTACTCCAATCCGATATTTCTGGATTATTACTCATTAATTGTCTTAAACTTATCATTAAACTAAATCTTTTAGTAGAAGATTGATTCTCTCTTGTTTGATAAGTATTTTCAAAATATCTAAGTAATAGTTCAGTATTACATTTATTAATCTGAGAAGTTACTTCTTCAAGAACATTATACCTTCCAAGATTTTTTGGATTGTCGTTTCTAAGCATCTTTTCACAATGAATCCAACATTCTTTAAGTCTTTCTGGACTCATATCTGCTATCTTTTCAGATTCCTGAACAAATTTATCTCCTTCTTTTCTCTTTTCTCCTTTCCAAATAAAACTGGAAAAGTCGTTTTTCTTAGCGTCTAAAGCTTTTTGCAAAGCATCTCCTAATACATTCATTTTAACTTAGTTATATTATAATATCTTTATTAAAATTATCTTGTTCTTTTACAAATTTTTTAAATATTAAATTTGAAAAGTTATATTTTACAATAGAATCAGAAATTCTATCATAATATGTATCTACTCCTGCCTCTACTTCGTCATACATTAAATATCCAATTTCTTCTACTTCTGGGATTCTAGATTCCCAATTAGGAAAAACGGTATTCATAACATATTTATGACCAAATGGGCAATTTTCTTCTAATATTTTAAATACAAGAGTTTGATAACCAAGTAAATCTTGTTCTTTGACTAAAAGTTTACATTTTAATGTATATGTTGTCAAAACTTTAATTTCCTATTAGGAATAGTATCCAAGTTAGTTGGAATTACATAATACCTCATCATATCTTCAATATGAGATTTATATAATTCTTCTATATCTAGTCCTGTTATTTTAGCCTCTTCTGCGATTTGATTATAAGAAGGAATTCCATATTTACCCTCATTCTTATAGTAGAATGATTCAGCATAATTTTTAGCTATTTTTTCTGCCTCTTGTTCATTTTTACTAGCTATAGTACAGCGATATTTACATCCAAGAGTTTTTCCAATAGTTCCGTAATAAATATTATACTTGATCAAGTAATAGTTCTTATAATTTTTCTCTTTCATAAAATTAAACCTAAAATAAATAAAACAATACTTCCTACAGAAGAACCTACTATAAGTTTCTTCCGAGAAGATTTAAGATGTTGAATTTGTTTTTCATCAGAAACAACTTTATCTTTATACAATAAAATCTCTTCTCTTTGAAGAGAATCTGATTCTATATAAAGTTGATTCAACTTTTCTAATGAATTAATTTGTTGTTTAAGTAAAGGATTTTCTTTACTTAATTTTTCATGTTCATTGAAAATAAGACTTATGGCTTTCAATGTATCTGCCGATGTAGTCTGTGATGAACACTGAATCAGCGGAAAAAGGCTGAGAAAGAATAACATCAACCCTTTCTTGATAATGTTTTTCATTTGTAATAATTTTAACATGAGTAGAATCCACAACAGTTCTAATACTATCTTTTATATTATTTAAAGAATCTACTTTATGTTCTAACTTAGAAATTTTTTCTAATAATAAATCTTCTTTTGGAGAAAAATCAGAAAATTTTATATAGAAAAATGCAACAATTATTATAGTTATTATACTAAATACTATAATTACAATATCTTTTATTTTCATCCTCCAGTATCGAAATTTTCAGGAAAGGGTTCCTTACATAAATTATTAAATTCTTTATCCAATCTAATAATTTCTTTTAAGGCATCTAAAAGATATGTTGATTCACTTTCAAATTTAGTTCCAACTCTATGTCTTACTATTTTTCTTATACATGAAGATAAGGTACATCCATAAGACACCTTAGATGGTTTAATTTGAATTTCTCCAGTTTCTTTATCTTTAACTTTTTTTAGAAAAGTTATATTAAATAATCCATATGAAGCTGGCTCCATTATAAAGTCTTTTTCAACAATTCGCATATACTATTATAACTTTTGTGAAATTCTTTTAAATACCTTGATAAAGAAACATCTTCTTCTTTTAAATTAATACAAGCATCTTCACATGATAAAAAATACTTAGCCCAATCTAAAGAAATATTATATAAAGTATCTCCAGGTTCTTTGGCTAGTTCTCCAGTTCTCTTATGTACTAATTTTATAAAATTAATATTATAATGTGGAGAGTCTTCCACTTTTTTTAAAGTAAATTCTATCATTTGTTTAGTGAGCCTGGCCTTTTATTTGCAGCTTTTTCTGCATTAGGGAGTTGATCCCATTGACGTCTTCGAGCTTCTAACCTTTGAATTCTATGCTTATATTTCATATGCCTAATTCTTCTTCAATGTTTTCCAAATATGATGGATTATACTCTCTAATGTTATTTAAATCCATTAAAATGTAGTTATCTATCTTATTTAAATCTGCATCGATTGCATCTAATACATAGGTATAATTATTCCAAATCCTGGTTAGAATATTATGCTTCTTTATATTAGCATTAAGCTTTGCTTTCATAAAAGCAATATTATTGCCTACTTTTTCATCGAAAGTATCTGAATCACAGGGCTTTGAAACTCCTGTTCCGATTATAAGCTCTCCTTCATAATCATCATACTGTTTATGTGTAGAATTTAAGATTTCTATAGAATTATCATAAGCGTCATTCATACTATTTAGAACTCTGTTTATAATTTTATAAATATCTTCTACACAAACTTTGGTGATCGTATCACCTTCTTTTTTAGTTTTAATAGGCATTCTTACATTACTCATAATACAAAATTGTTTTTTTAAGTCCTTTTAAATCTTGTACAACACTAAGTATGTTATACTTTCTACAATAATAATCCACCATTTCAGGCATTTCTCCCTGCATTAATTGGGGATTTTGTACTATTAAATTTATCAATTTTTCTGAATTTTCAATGTTATTTTCTGTTAAATATTCAGAAAACATTGGAAGTAGTTTTTCAGAAAATGATACTGGAGTACCTCTAATCATTGCATTAAAAACATCTAAACAATCGTTTTTTGTCATAATTGTAAATTTATAAAATTAATTTAGACTCATTTTGAGCCAATTTATCAGCTAAATTATTAAATTTAATTTCTTCAGAATCTCCTTTTTGATGCCCATCTATATGATAATATTTAATAGGCTCTTTAATCAATTTTTGAGTTTCTTTAAGTTGAATTTTGATTTTGTTAATCAATTCAACATTCTTCTTTGGATTCCATTTTTCATTAAATATGCATCCTAAGGCATATTCTGAATCGGATATAATAGTTAAAGAATCAATGGATTTCTTTATAGATTTCAAAGCGATTCCTATTGCTAATAATTCCATTTGATTATTAGTAGTATCTTTATATCCTTTAGAATATTCAAATACTTTTTCTCCATTCTTTATCCATACTATTCCAACTCCTCCATTTCCATTAGCCCTACATGAGCCATCTGTAAATATTTGATAATTATTCATTTTTTCCAATCTTCTGGAATAAACCAAACATTTTCGGCTGGATCAAAGTAAACTTCTTCTGGATAATTTGGATTATCCATATATTCTTGTATCTCCGGCCATTCTACTAAAATATATTTCATAATAACTTACTTAATTTCTTATGTCCACCCTGAGTTAACCAAGACTTAATTTGAATTAACTGATTTTTAGTAAAAGTTGCTCTAAATAAGTTAAATGCAGCCTCTTTTATTTCATCACTATTAGGTTCTATAGTTCTTACACTTCCAGAGGCAGTTTGAGATATATCAGTAAATAAATAAGAGGTTCTAATAAAACTTCTTACAAATTCTTTAACTTGTTCATAATTTAATACTGATATATTCCCACTAGTATGTCCATGTACTATATAATGTCCTTGATCACTAGAATCAAATATTATAGATAAATTTCCATCACTAGTTTTTCCTACATGATCAGAGACTCTTAACAC